ACACAAGATTGAGAAGCTAGAGGAGAAGATTGATGCCCTTAGTGTTCAACTAAAGAGGTCAGACTCTTTACTTAGTGCGACTACTTCTAAAATATTAGTCTTACAAGAACTTGGGAAAATAAAATGAAAACAATAATTGCATTTCTATTGTTGGCATCTTGCACTCAGCCTATCAAGAATGAGAATGTAGTTCTTGATAATGTTGATTCCATCTTGCTACATTCGAAGAAACACATTGACACAATCTCGGTGATATTGCCATCAGTTGACAAGACCATCGAGGTTGCTGAGAAGCAAGTGCTAACCAACTTGTCGAACATCAAGTCTCAAAACCAAAGGCTCAAAGAGAATGCAAAAGTAGTCAAGACTATCACCATCCGGGACACAGTTATTATCAAGGAGAAAACTAATTTTTGGGGCAGAAAACGCACATCAACTGATTCAATTACATCAATAGACTCAACAGAACATTAATGAAACAATTTTTTTGCGAGGAAAATGGAAGGCTGTCTATGAAACGATTATGTGGTTTTATTTGCGTTGTAATCATTTGTGTTACTATGTATCATAACTCATTCTACGAAACTGAACCGAGTGAAGCATTAGTTTATTCAGTTTCAGCATTGGCATTTGGTTGTTTAGGATTGACAAGTGCTGAAAAAATATTCAAAAAAGATGAAGCTAAAAATTGATTTTTGGGACATTATTTTGATTGTAGCAATACTTTTTACTTTGTTGCTATGGCTTGTTTCTTGCAATCCAGTCAAGCAGGTAATCAATGACAAGGCGAAACTTGATAAGGTAGCCGAGGAGGTAATTCGCAAGGGTTACTGCGCGAACGACACCACCATCATCGTAAAGTCTGACACTGTTGTAAAGACTGACTCATTGATTGAAATTTACTCGGACACAACGGTTGTCAATGATACTGCTTATGTAACCTTGTGGGAGACAAAGAACTTCTACAAGACATTGACCATACATGACACGGTTCGTTCTGTTGTCGTAGACAATGCCCGTGTGAAGCTATTGCAGGCTGATTTAAAGGCTCAGACGGACAAGGCAATACAATGGGAAGGGAAGGCGAACAAGATGCAAGGATGGCTTATAATTCTATTACTTGTAATTGCAGGATTCATATACTTAAAACTTAAAAAATGAAACTATCTGAACACCTAGACCTATCTGAAGTGATTCGTTCCGAGTCAGCGAAACGTAACGGGATTTCAAATATGCCAACAGAAGAACACATTGCCAACTTCAAACTCCTAGCTGAGAATATCTTTGAACCAATACGAAATCACTTCAGAGTGCCAATAATTATATCAAGTGGATATAGGTCCAAGGCTCTCAATAATAGCATCAAAGGGGCCTCAATTACCTCACAGCATTGCCAAGGCGAAGCCATAGATATAGACATGGACGGCACACCAAACGGTGTCACCAACAGGATGGTGTTCGATTACATCAAGGACAACCTAAACTTTGACCAGCTAATCTACGAGTTTGGAGATGACACAAACCCTGACTGGGTACACGTTAGCTATGATTCAGCAGGAAAGCAACGCAAACAGGTGCTAAAGGCTACGAGAGTTAATGGCAAGCCTGTATATACCAACATCTCTTAGTCTTCAATAAGTGCCTTCAAAAATAATAGCTTTTATTTGTTACCTTTGTTTGAAATAAAATTCAATCAAATGGATAGCATTGTACGTCTTACAGCAGAAGAACTTGATTTCATAAGGAAGGGGACATCCGAGTACAACAAGATTAAGATGAGCCTCGGTGACTTGGAGATGCAGAAGCATAGCCTATTGAAGGAGGCCTCTAAGATTGTGGAGTCCTTCAACAAGAATGAGCAGGTACTAATTCAGAAGTATGGAGCGGACTCTGTTATAGATATGCAGACAGGAGAAGTTAAGCAAAAATAAACCTATCACACTTAGCAAGATGAGTAAAATTAATTCGTATAGTGTCGCTTCATTACCAAAGTTAACGGACAAGCTTGTAGGCACAAGCATTGACGGCGTCCCGGCGGATGCTACCTACAATTTTACTTTACAGCAGTTGCTGAACCTTTTGTCCGCAAACTTTAGTGGGTCAACCATTGTGATAGGGAACGTGCCTGTATATGCAGACAACGCAGCCGCCGTTGCTGCAGGGTTGGCAATAGGCAAGCTTTATAGGACCGGAGATGTCCTCAAGATAGTTCACGTTTAAATTTTTAGCGGATGTCGAAGATTAGTGTATATGATGTAGTCCCAGTACCTAAGTTAGCCGACAGGCTGATTGGAACAAGTGTTGGTGGTGATATTGAGGACGTAACATATAACTTTACTTTGGGTGAGTTGCTAAATCTATTCATCCCAAACATCCCGGCTAATAACCTTCAGGGTGTGTTGAACTTTGGCAACACCGCGACACAGAACATAAACCTTACGGGTACCATAAGTACCACCACCTTAAACGTAAGCAGCATTGCAAATATTTTAAACAGCAATCTCACTGGCGAGACTCGTATCACAGGGGGACTGTTTGATAGAGTAAACTCTAAAGGTACGGCAGGTCAGGTGTTAATAAGCACAGGCACTCAGGTGGAGTGGTTCACCATACCCACCGTTATTCCCACACTACAGCAGGTTTTAACTTCAGGTAACACTTCCGATAAGAACATCATATTGACCGCCAACATAGACGCCGTGACGGCTACCGCTAACAACGTAGTGTCTAACACTAGCCTTAGCGTTCTTGGGACGTTTAGGGATAAAGATTTATCAGTTGGAGCGGCAGGTCAGATACTTTCATCTACTGGAACAAAGGTTCAGTGGGTAAACCCTACCATTTACACTGCTACCTCTCCTTTAAGTATTGACAGTGGCACGAGGGTAATCTCAATCCAACAGGCAGGTAGCACTCAGGGTGGTTACCTGTCTAGTGCCGATTGGGTAAACTTTGATGGCAAGCAGGGTGCGATTACTTTGACAACCACCGGGGCGAGTGGTGCGGCAACTCTTGCAGGTTCAATACTTAATATCCCTAACTATACGTTAGTAGGTCTTGGTGGGGTACCACAATCGAGGACTCTTACTATCAATGGTGTAACGTATGATTTGTCCGCCAATCGCGTGTGGACTATAGATGCGTTACCGTCACAGATAGGCAATAATGGCAAGTATTTAACAACTGATGGGACTACAGCTAGTTGGGGAGCAATTGACTTGAGTGGTTTTGTTCCAACTTCAAGAACCATTACAATCAATGGCACTACTTACGACCTTAGTGCTGATAGGAGTTGGACGATAACAGCAGGAATAACGGGTAGCGGTGTTGCAAATCAGTTAACATATTGGAATGGTACGGGTAGTGTAACGGGTAGTTCAAATCTTGTTTGGAATAATACAAATGCAAGGTTAGGTATTGGAGTTGCATCACCAAAACAAAAATTGGATGTTTTAGACATTATAGGTTTAACACATACTTCAACTGGAGGTACTTCAGAATTTTTATTTTACGAAAACGCAACAGTACAATCTGATATTTTTACTTGCGGTTCTACAAGAGGCGATTATGGTGGTGTTAATTCATTAAATATTTACAATTTTTTAGGTTCAACAATAACATTTGGAACTTCTAATAGTGAAAGAGCAAGAATAACAGCAGCAGGTAGATTTCTTATAGGGACTAATTCGGAGTCAACATTTTTATTTCATGTAAATGGAAATGCAAGAATAGGAACAGATTTAACTATTGGTACAAGTTTAACAATAAGTGCTTTTACAAGTGGAAGCATTCCATTTGTTGGTGCAAGTGGATTAATTTCTCAAAACAATGCAAACTTTTTTTGGAATAATACAAATGCAAGGTTAGGAATTGGAATAAATGCACCTAAGCAAAATTTAGATGTTGTAAGTAAAATTGGAATTACTCATACAGGAACTTCAGACATTTCCGAATTAGTTTTTTATGAAAATAATACTGCACAGGGGGATATATTTTTTACTGGTTCTACTTATTCTGGTGCATATCCATCAAATACATTAAATATTTATAGTTTTATAAGTTCACCCATAACATTCGGAACTAACAATACTGAACGTGCAAGATTAACCTCAGCAGGAAGGCTATTGTTGGGAACTACAACAGAGAGTACGTTTTTGTTGGATGTACAAGGAACTGCGAGGGTGAGTGGTAATTTAACACTAACTGCAAGTACAAATTTAACTTGGGGTGCAACAAATTCAGGAAATAATATTAATAGAGTTATTTTGTATGATGATGGCTCTACTAATTTAAGAATAGGTATTGGTGTTAGAAGTTCAAATATGCTTTTCTTTGCTTATGCAGGAGCAGGGTTTCAATGGAGAAATGGAGGTGATGCCGTTTCTGCTGGTGGTAATACATTAGCCATATTAAATGAAAATGCACAATTTGCAGTAAATACAACATCGGTAAATACATCTGCTGTTTTACAAGCAGATTCTACAAATCGTGGTTTCCTACCACCTCGAATGACATCTACGCAGAGAGATGCAATAGCAAGTCCTGCTACGGGGTTGCAAGTGTACAATACTACCACCAATACAAATGACTTCTATAATGGTACAGCATGGGTAGCGTCAGCAAGTGGGAATATATATACTACTGATGGGACATTGAGTGCTGATAGGACAATAACAAGTGGTGGGAATAGTCTTACTATTTTAGGTGGAAAGGAAGAAATAGCAAATGAACAAATAGGGTTAAAATTATTAGGAACAACAACAACTAAACAAGTTGTATTATCAATACAAAATATTGCAGCAAGTGGAAAACATTATAAATTAAGAAGTTTAACAACAGGTATTTTTGATATAAGAAATATTACTGATAGTACAACACCATTTTCAATAAATGGAAATGATACTACAATTTTAGGTAATTTAATACTTGGTTCAACTTCGCAAAACTTTGTTGGATTAGTTGGTACTTTAAATGGATTATGGTTAAGTCAAGGTACAAGAGATTCAACTAATTATTCTATTTATTCAGATGCCACAAGGACATTTGTAAATTCTAATAACGGAGGTATATTTTTTAGGAATCAAAATGCAACACAAGCAGTATTAACAAACGCAGGAAGGCTATTGTTGGGAACTACGACCGAGAGTACGTTTATTCTCGATGCGGTGGGTAGTGCAAGGATTAGCCAAGATTTATCAGTTTTAGGAACAACTACTTTATTGTCAACAAGTGCAACTACTTTAAGTGCAACAAATTATAGATTTCCAAACCCAAGTAATACAGTAAACACAATTTTTAATGGTTATCAGTTTTTACTTAATGGGACTGTTGCTTCAAGACTTTCATTTATATTAGACGGAGCAAATTGGTTCTCTGGAACTGCTATGTCTTTTGTTGTTGTTAATGGACCAGATTCAACTATAAATGCTCCATACGAAGCAATGAGGTTGACATCTAATGGTAATTTATTATTAGGCACAATAACAAATCAAGCATCATCTCAGTTAACAATTAATAGCACCACCAAAGGTTTCCTTCCTCCAAGAATGACAAGTACTCAGAAGAATGCCATAGCAAGTCCAGCACAGGCATTGATGGTATTCGATACAACATTGGTAAAACTTTGTGTTTACAATGGCACGGCATGGGAGACAGTAACAAGTTTATAAAAACAAATAATATGAAACAAATACAACCTTTAGAAATTTGGAACAATGGCATTAGCAAGACTGCTGAGTTTATTCAAGTAACGGGAATCAATGACAACTACGAATCATCTGCTACAAATGTATGGGCATTGTTTACTAAGGTAACCGATGCCGAAGGTAACATATCAGCAGGGGAACAAATCGCACAAGGTAACTGTACCATCGACGGGCAAAACTATCAAGACTGGGCAGACACTACCGCACCGAATGTAAACGAATGGATTTATAATTGGACCGCCGAGCAAATCAATGTTGTAATTCTATAAAAATATATTATTTTTACACAAATCAAATTAAATAAAATGGAAACAATTAAGAAGACCTACAAGGACCTCATCATCCTCGCAAACTCCATCAACCAAGTAATTGGCAGTCAGGAAACAAAAATTCAAAAGAAACTTTTCAAACTTTACGAAAAAATAAAGCATCACAACGAAGACTATGCTACTCAGCTTGACGAGTTGCGTTTAGATAACGCAGCTACTGACGAGAAGGGTATCCTTATAGTTGACGAGAAAGGTGGTTACAAATTCAATAAGGAAGGGATAAAGAAGCTAAACAAGGACATTGAAGAGTTGACAAAAAAAGAGTTTGACTTCAAAGTAATTGAAATAGTAAATCCAAAAGGATTGGAACTATTTACTTTCCTAAAGGACTGGACCTCAGGTGTTGAGTTTGTTAACGAGGAAGAAGAGGAACTGTAATGGACATAAGGAAAATATCCGTAGGTCCCGACTACAAGGGTGGTGCCATGCACTACATCGTAGGTCAGAGTATCCTTGGTGACACCAACGAGATACACCTCATCAAGTTGGACCCGGAGAAGCAGTCCATAAAAATCTACATCATTAATAAAAATAATGAAGTCCTGCTTTGGAAGGAGTTCAGTTCAACGGTTCCAATCTCAATCGAATACAACATAAACATCTAATGAAGTCCCCATTCTATTTCATAGTGAAACCGATGGATGGGAAAAGGTACAGTAACACAAAAGACATAGGAGGAGTAGAACTCATTGTCAGCACATCTGAGGAGGACCACAAGTTTTCCAACAGGTTTGCAGAGGTTATTGAACTACCATTGGGCTACAAAGGCCCCATAAGTAAGGGAGACACCCTGCTTGTGCATCACAACGCATTTAAGTTCTACAACGACGTCAAGGGAAGACAGAGGAGCGGTAAGAGTTTCTTTAAGGACGACCTCTACTTCATTGAGGACGACCAGTTCTATATGTTCAAGAGTGGTTTCACGTGGAACACCTATGACAGGTACTGCTTTGTTAAACCACTCCCTGCCACCGAAAGTTATATCAAAAAGCCTTTCTCCGAAGAGCCTTTGATGGGTATTATGAAGTACCCAAACAAGTACCTTATTGACAAGGGAATTGCAGAGGGTGACGTTGTCTGCTTCAAGCCTGACAGCGAGTACGAGTTTACCGTAGACGACGAGAAGCTGTACAGAATCTTTGACCACCAAATAACAATCAAGCTATGAACATATTAATCTATGACAAAATAATAGAAGACGTAGACGCCTACGTTTCTGACATACACAATGGAAGCTTTGAAGATATATCTGACGGAGTAAATACATTTAAGAACATACAGATTAGAGATAACGCAGACGAGTTTTCAAAACTTGTACTTTTTTTATTTGGTGGCTATAATATTGCGTTCAACTTTGTAAGGAAGTCTCCATTAAATCAAGAGGAGCCAAATTTTATCCATTCTGATAAAATGATGGGAGATATAACGTGTATCTTATATTTAAACAAAGAGCATCCTGAGAACGATGGCACAACAATATATGATAAAGACAATAAACCAATGGTTGTTGCTTATTCAAAGTACAATAGAATGATTGCATTTAATTCATTTGATTTGCATTCAAGAAACATATTTGAAAACTTTGGAAGTGACAATGATGCAAGATTGGTTCAGGTAATATTTTTAAAGAAAAAATATGAAACGGGACACAAAAGCAATAAAGCTTAAGATAATTGAGGCAGGATACAAAGCCGTTGAGCATCTTATAAGAGTCGCTCAGGAAGAGATTATAAGCACAGATGAAGGTGGTATTGACTTGGCAGCAGACAAATTAAAGAATGCAGCGGCAACAAAAAAGCTGGCAATATTTGACGCCTTTGAAATCCTAAGTAGGATAGAGGCAGAGAATGAAAGTATTAATTCATTAGAATTAGGACTAAGTAAAATAGACACAAAACAAGGGTTTGCAGAAAGAAGGTCAAAACTATAACATTTGTACAAGAGTTGAAGGACTCATACCATCCGCTGCAATCTCAAACAAAAATAGATTGCGTTCGTGGTTGTATGGGTATAACGATGACTATGACTTAGTAGTAATATCAAAGACCGGACAGATTGGAGAAATCATAAACATATCAGGCTTAAACATAGCACTTCCTCCGGCACCAAAAAAGTGTCTTCAAAGACACCCACATTCAAAGGAGCAGTATTGGGAAAGGATACCAATACCAAAAGAGTTAGAAAAGATACAGTCAATATTCCAATGGAACGATAAACCAAAGGAGTTTAAGAACAAATGGGTAGACTATATAGAGCAAGAGTTCGACTACCGTGAGCAGGGTGTTTGGTTTTATAATAACGGAGAACCAACATACATAACAGGCTCTCATTATATGTACTTGCAATGGTCAAGCATTGACATTGGTTACCCTGACTTTAGGGAAGCAAACAGATTATATTGGATATTTTGGGAAGCCTGCAGGGCAGACAGTCGTTCCTTTGGAATGATATACCTCAAAATAAGACGTTCAGGTTTCTCGTTCATGTCGTCATCCGAGTGTATAAATATTGGCACCCTTGCGCGCGACGCGCGTGTAGGTATCCTATCCAAGACAGGAGCGGATGCAAAGAAGATGTTTACCGACAAGGTCGTACCAATCAACAGCAGGCTGCCATTCTTTTTCAAGCCAATCATGGACGGGATGGACAAACCAAAGACTGAGTTGGCATTCCGAGTACCTGCGTCAAAGATTACTAAGCGTAATATGTATGAGTCTGAGGACAACGACATTGATGGATTAGACACTACAATAGATTGGAAAAACACGGAGGATAACTCATACGATGGAGAGAAGTTGTTGTTCCTAGCCCATGACGAGAGTGGTAAGTGGACCAAGCCTGCCAATATAAAAGAGAACTGGCGAGTAACAAAGACCTGTCTTAGGTTGGGTAGTAAGATAATAGGCAAGTGTATGATGGGTTCAACATCAAACGCATTGTCAAAGGGTGGTCAGAACTTTAAAGATATTTATGAGGAGTCAAGGTTAACCACAAGGAACGCAAACGGTCAGACAAAGAGTGGGCTGTACGCATTGTTTATTCCCATGGAGTGGAACATGGAGGGGTTCATTGATAGGTTTGGGATGCCTGTCTTATATAAACCAACAACACCTATCTTAGGAGTAGACGGTAATATGATTAAGAACGGAGCCATTGACTACTGGGAGGCAGAGGTTGACTCATTAAAGAATGATGCAGACGCACTCAACGAGTTTTACCGTCAGTTTCCTAGGACTGAATCTCATGCGTTTAGGGATGAGAGCAAGCAGGCTATATTCAACCTGACAAAGATTTACCAACAGATTGACTACAACGACTCCATGATAAAAGAACACTACATGACACGTGGTATGTTCTCTTGGAAGGATGGCATCAAGGACACTGAGGTTATATGGACTCCTGATAGTAGGGGAAGGTTTAACATTAGCTGGGTACCTCCCAAACATTTACAAAATAATATACACGTTAGGAATGGTATTAAGTACCCCGGAAATGAACACTTGGGATGCTTTGGCTGTGACTCTTACGACATATCTGCCGTTGTAGGTGGGCGTGGTTCAAATGGCGCACTTCATGGGATGACCAAGTTTCACATGGACGAGGCACCCGTCAACCAATTCTTTTTAGAGTACATAGCAAGGCCACAGACAGCAGAGATATTCTTCGAGGAGGTGTTGATGGCCTGTGTGTTTTATGGTATGCCAATACTTGTGGAGAACAACAAGCCAAGGCTACTGTATCACATCAAGAACAGAGGGTATAGAGGTTATAGTGTGAACAGACCCGACAAGCAGTTGATAAAGTTATCAAAGACAGAGAAAGAACTAGGAGGTATCCCCAACACATCAGAGGACGTAAAGCAAGCGCACGCCTCAGCAATTGAGTCTTATATAGAAAAGTTCGTAGGTTTTGACCTTGAAGGAAAATACAGAGACCCGGAGGAGATGGGTACCATGCCTTTTACAAGGACGCTGGAGGACTGGGCAAGGTTTGATATTAATGAAAGGACCAAGTTTGACGCATCAATAAGTTCGGGCCTTTGCATCATGGCAAACCAAAGGCATCTATATATGCCCGAAAAGAAAGAGTCAAAATTAATTATTAACTTCGCTAAGTACAAAAACGAAGGAACAACAAGTCAATTAATTCGATGAATGGCGTGTGTATATAGACATATAAGAAAAGATATTAAAATGCCATTTTATATTGGCATTGGGATAGATACGAAAAGAGCGTATTCTAAGACCCATAGAAACAGTTATTGGAAGTCAATAGTTAGTAAAACAGATTATGAAGTAGAAATTTTATTTGATGAAATAGACTATGAGTATGCAAAAATTAAAGAAAAAGAATTTATTGCATTATATAAAAGAAAAGAAGATGGTGGAGTGCTATGTAATATAACATTAGGTGGCGATGGTGTTTTAGGAATAGTACATACAGAAGAGTCAAAAAGAAAAATGGGAGAACCTAATAAAGGGAAAACCATATCTGAATGGCAAAAACAAAGAACATCTGAGTTTCATAAAGGAAAAATAACTTCAGAAGAAACAAAAAAGAAAATTTCTGAAAGTTTATCAGGTGAAAAAAACCATAGATATGGAAAAAAAGCATCTGATGAAACAAGGCAAAAAATGATTAAGTCTGCTAACAGAGGTGAAAATAGTCATTCTTCTAAATTAACAGAACAAAATGTTTTAGAAATAAGGAAATTAAAAAATGAAGGATATAGTTTACGTAAAATAGCAAAAATGTTTAATGTAGCTAAATACACTATATTCTCTATTATTCATAAAAAAACTTGGAGACACATATAAAATATGAAAAACATTGCAATTCAAATAAACGCAGTATCATTTCCAAGTCAATTAGCTACTGATGCAGAGAAAGCATCTAAAGAATTTGGATTGCAAGTGGGAGCCGCAATCCAATATGAGTGGTTCCGGAAAGACGGGAACTCGTGTAGGTACTATGGGCAGTGGAAAGATTTTCGTAGGTTGAGGCTATATGCAAGGGGTGAGCAGCCCATAAATAAGTACAAGAATGAACTAGCTATAGACGGAGACTTGTCATACCTTAATTTAGACTGGACTCCTGTCCCTATTCTGCCAAAATTTATTGACATTGTAGTTAATGGTATGTCTGACAGAATGTTTAAAGTTAAGGCTTACGCACAGGATGCAATGTCTCAGGCGAAAAGAAACAAGTACCAAGATGTTTTAGAGTCTCAGATGATTTCAAAAGACATCTTAACGACAATAAAAGAAAAGACAGGGGTTGATACTTTTATGATGGACCCTGAGCAACTGCCTGAAACGGATGAGGAGTTGTCTTTATATATGCAGTTGAACTACAAGCCTGCCATTGAGATTGCAGAAGAAGAGGCTCTCAATACAATATTTGACGCCAATCACTACAATGATACCCGTAAAAGGATTGACTACGACATTACAACCATAGGAATTGGTGTAACTAAGCACGAGTTCTTACAGGGAACTGGCGTTAAGTTGACTTACGTTGACCCGGCCAACATTGTTTACAGCTACACAGAAGACCCTTACTTTAAGGACTGCTTCTATTGGGGTGAGATTAAGACGGTGTCTATTACTGAGTTGATGAAGATTGACCAAAGCTTAACCAAGGAAGACCTTCAGGAGATTACTCAGTACAGTCAATCATGGTATGACTACTACAACGTCGCTCAGTTCTATGAAAACAGTATGTTCTTCCGTGACACTTGCACGTTGCTGTACTTCAACTACAAGACAACCAAGAAGGTTGTATATAAAAAGAAGATACTAGATAATGGTGGCTCTCGTATAATTGAGAAGGATGAGACTTTCAATCCTCCAACGGAGATGATGGAGGATGGCAACTTTGAAAAGATTGAGAAAACCATTGACGTGTGGTACGAAGGTATCATGGTCATGGGTACAAATATACTACTTCAGTGGAGGATGTCAGAAAACATGGTGAGACCAAAGTCTGCCACACAGCACGCATTGCCTAACTACGTCGCGTGCGCGCCACGTATGTACAAGGGAGTCATTGAGTCTCTGTGTAGGAGAATGATACCTTTTGCTGACCTCATTCAAATTACACACTTAAAGTTACAGCAGGTTATTGCCCGTATTGTTCCGGATGGTGTGTTTATTGATGCCGATGGTTTAAATGAGATTGACTTAGGCACAGGTGCAGCTTACAGTCCTGAGGATGCGCTTAGGTTGTATTTCCAAACAGGTAGTGTTATTGGTAGGAGTTTCACGCAGGATGGAGACTTTAACAACGCAAGGGTTCCAATAACTCAGCTTACATCAAATTCAGGTGCTGCAAAGACGCAAATGTTGATAGCCAACATGAACCACTACATAGACATGATTAGGTCTGTGACTGGATTGAATGAAGCTAGAGACGGCTCAAACCCTGACCCTAACTCATTGGTTGGTCTACAGAAGCTAGCGGCACTAAACTCAAATACAGCTACAAGACATATCCTTGACGCATCGTTGTATATGTACCGTTCCATGGCTGAGGCATTAACGTACAGGGTTGCTGATATATTGGAGTACGCAGACTTTAAGGATGAATTTGCAAATCAAATAGGCAAGTACAACTCGTCAATACTTGAGGAGATAAAAGACTTGTACATTTATGACTTTGGAATATTCATAGAGGTTTCTCCTGACGAGGAAGAGAAGGCAAAGCTTGAAGCTAACATTCAGATGGCTTTATCTAAGGGTGACATAAACCTTGAGGACGCAATTGATATTAGAGAAATTCGTAATATGAAACTTGCCAATCAGCTTCTTAAGATGAAGCGGATTAAGACTCAGGACCGCGAGGAGAAGATGAATATGCAGAAGCAGGCAATGATTGCACAGCAGCAATTGAAGTCTCAGGAGATGGCAGGTCAGATGGCTATGCAGAAAATTCAGATGGAGACCAACTCAAAGATGCAAATTAAACAGGCTGAGATTGCGTTTGAGATACAGAAACTTGAGAAGGAAGCAGAAATGAAGTCGTATCTGATGAGAGAAGAGTTTGACTACAATATGCAGTTGCATAATATGGAGTCAGGTATTATTGATAGCAGAGATAAAATGAAGGAGAAGGAGAAAGCCAAGAGGATAAGTCAACAAAACAGTGAGCAGTCTAAGTTGATTAACCAAAGGAAGAACAACCTACCTCCTATGAGTTTTGAGTCAAATGAGGACAGCATGGACGGTTTTGATATGGGTGAGTTTGAGCCTCGTTAAAAATGTGAAATATTTTATATAATTTTGTTTAAATAAAATCAAATTAAATGGAAATTAAAGTAAGGTCACTAGACGTGATTGAACCAAAAAGTGTACAAGAAGTTGAGGTGGATTTACTAGACAAGCACGAGCAGTCATTAAACGAAGAGCCTAAGACAGATGTTGTAGTTGATGACGTCAACATCCAACAGGGTACCGAGTTAAAAGAGGAGGACGTTCTTTCATATATTGGTAAGAGATACAACAAGCAAATCAATTCATTTGATGAGTTGATGGCTGAACGTAAGGAAAATGAGCAGTTACCTGAAGAGATTTCTGCTTACATGAAGTACAAGAAAGAAACAGGTCGTGGATTCGAAGACTTCCAAAAGTTAAACAAAGACTTCGATGCAATGAACCCTGACGTTCTTTTAAGGGAGTACCTCGCATCTACCCAAGATGGGTTGGATGAGGATGATATTGACTCTTTAATGGATGACTACAAGTA